TCAACACTTCCAACTTAGTTAGATCAAGTGCATGCGCTGAGTCGGATGCAATCTTCGCTGCAGTAGCTGCTGCCAAATCAGCTGCGATTGTTGCCGCTGTCTGTAGATACACACCATTTGTTATTGCTGTAACCGCAGGACTCGTCACCACCGAGGCTGGATTGCCTGTTGGTATATCCGGGCCATAATTAATTGAACCAGGCGCATTCCACACTGTGTTTACCGAAGAGCCTGAACTGCTGGTTTGAGTAATAGGCGTTGAAATTCGCGCAGCAGAGGCGGCAGAGGCCATCTGCTCAATGGCCGTTTTTAAGGTGCTGATCGCGTCTGGTATTGTCTTGATGCTGGTATCAATACCCAGCAAAACATTGACCTGATCCTGATACGAGGAAAGCATCTGGTCATACTTCGACAATTCAGCATCCAGATTGTCCTGCAACTGACGCTGGTTAGCCTCAAACTGACTTTGGGCCTGAGAACTAGCGTCCTGAAGGGCATACAACGTCAGATCAGCAACCGTGCTTTGTGACTTACTAACCGTAGATAGCGCTATGAGAATGCTATTCGCCCGCGCCTGTGCACTGGCATATTCCTCAAATGAGGCATAAAGCTGCTCAGATGGCTGCTGCAAAGTCTGAATAGCTTCAGCAATTGAATCAGACATCGGTAGCAAGCTTTGCCCTGACTGGCCAGCAGCTAAAGAATCAGACAGTGTCTGCAATGCCGCAGTTCTGCGATCCAGAAGAGACGATCCAGAATCCACGGCAAACTGTTTAGCCGCATTTTTTAGCGAGTCAGATAAAGAACTAATGGCGCTGGCAGTTTGCTGTGCTGCCGAAATTTGTGCCGCTGCCGCTTTTTGGGCTAAAGCATATGAGTCCTGCAATCCCTTAAGCTGAACATCATAGGCAGACTTGGCTTTATCCTTAGCTGAACTAATTGAAGCCTCAAGTCCTTTAAGCGCTGAAGTCATCGCTTTTTCAGCAATTGATTTGGCAAAATCTGAAACTTCTGAAAATGCAGGCGCAAGATTCATCAGCGTTGCAAACGTGCTTTGACCCGCCGACGTTGTCAGATCAAGAGATTCAGCGATTCCCCGGAATGCGTCTTTCGTGGCTGGTAACGCATACCCCAAGTCAGCGAATTGGGCAGAAAGTTGCCCTATTGATCTAGTTCTACGTTCTTCTGCCGTGTAAAAATTGTCGTAATAGCCAGTGAAAGAGGACGTAAGCTTATCTATGCCACCAGCGGCATTAATAACTCCCTCTGATAACTTTACCGCATCCGAACCAACAGCCGTAAATGACTTCCCAAGTACATCAAAAATATCTTTGGTCAGTTTTACTTCTGAGATCAATCGCGTGAAAGTTTGGGTAATTGTTTCCGTACCCTGCTTAAAGTCAGCAATGTTTGGGATAACAGCTTTCGCCACTTCTTCGCTAACCTTTACCAGCGCAGCAGAGAATGCTTCGTCAAGCGTCTTGCCGAATGCTTCTTTACCCTTCGTTCCAACGTCGATAGATAAGTCGTCAATGACTTTCTTATTGATGCCTAGAATGTCTGCTGACTGGTACGCCGCTGCAAAGGTAGAAACAACCGCTGCATTTAGCTGATTAACGCCTTGCGAGTTGATATTCCAGCTATCTGACCAGCGCCCACCGCCTGAACCGTTACCTTGCATTTCCCAATATTGGGAAGCCATCCCATTTGATCCGAATTCTGCTTTTTTGATGCCTTCAGTTCCGGCTGCACTAGCCCCAAAAACGAGTTTGTATTTATCAGCGTTGTTATGTGGATCTTCCGACTGACCAAGGCCAAGCATCCGATCAACTACGCCCCCGACCTGGCCACCAATGAATGAACCTATCGGACCGCCAAAATATGCGCCGATGGCCGTCCCCGCTGCAGTTCCAATTTGGCCCTGCTCCAATGCTTTAACCGAGCTGTATGCCGCCATTGCGTAACCTGCATAAGTTGCAGCCTGACTCGCAGCATTTGAGGCTTGGATACCCGATTTATTCAGGGCATATCCAGTAGTATCACCAATCTGAATTTTGTCGCTCAGACCAAGTTGGCTGCCGAGTGCAGTTCTAGACAGATCGCCCATGTAACTAGACGCAGACGATCCTAGTCCTGAATAGCTAGACCAAGGGGAATTTGCTGCCGTAACTGCGCTATACAAACTACTCAAATTAAGAGCGCTGTTTGCTGCGCTGGCCGCGTTACCAATTCCCATAGCGCCGGTGACGCTGTTAACAGTGGCCTGCACGGCAACCTTCAGCAGCATCGTCTTGAAAGTGTTTTGAAGATTCTTGGCAAACGCCTTCCCAAAGTCGTCGCCAGCTTCAAACGAGCGCATCAACGCATCGGTTAGACCGCGCTCAATGTCGTTAGTAAACCGCTCCCATTCCTTCTGAGATTCGTTGATTTTATCGACTATGTCTTGCTTGCTCGCAGCCTGGCGAATTAGTCCAGCTTGTTCGCGCAGAAGCTGTGCCTTCTTTTCATAGGCAGCAATTTCGGCAGCATTTGCACCATCGGCTTGGAGTTTTGCTGCAGTCTGCTCTTGAATAGCTGCAGCGTCTTCCAGACGACGCGCCTTCAGATCGGCAAGCGCAGTCCCTGTCAGCCCAATCTCTTCAAGCTGATCACGCATGGACTTAGTGTGCTTATCCAGCGAATCAAGCCCTTCTTTGGCCAGCTTGATCCGATCCGCTTCAGCATCGGAAATACCCCGGATACTGGCAGCAACTTCTTTGTGGATTGATGCGCCAATCAGATCACGCTTGCCTGCATCCTGTTCTTTATTCCATGCCTGTGCCAACTGCGTAATACGTTCGTTGTGTGCAGAGGTACGAGCTGTGCGGACTGCATCAATTCCTTGCAGCTGGGTAACAGTTCCATCTGCAACGCTTTCTTTGATTTTTGCAACTTCCTGATCAAGATTACTGCTAACCATTTCAAGGCTGGAACGCAGAGCTTCAGCAGTATCGTTTTTATCTGTCCTGCCTTTACTCTTAATCTCATTAACTCTAGCAAGATGTGCTTTTAAAGCCTGTTCGTATGCAGCCCCTTGTGTCCCGATTACTGACGTGAGCTGGCTCCAGTTTTTATTCTCTGTATCAAGTTGTTTTTGCTGTTCACCCCTGACGCTATCAAGGTAAGACGATAATGCCTCTTTGCGTTTTGATTCTTGTGCAGACCAATCTGTAGCAAGGTTTGGCACCTTGTAATTTTGCTTACCAATTTGCAGAGATAACTTATCAAGTAGGTTATTAACTTCGACTAAATCTTGCCGGTAAGCATCAAGTGAACTTCTATCAAAAAGATTAAGGTTTTCTTTTGATTCCAACCCTTTTATTTTTGATTGAATATCTGCCTGTTCAATCATTTTTCTTTGCTGTACTGCCTGCAAATCAAATTTTCCAGCATTAACAGCGCCGAACTCAAACCCACCAACAGCTATCAGCAGCCGTTGCACAATTCCGGCCTCTTCCCCAAGTGCTTTCATCGCCGCAGTTGATTCGCGGATACCCCTTGTAATCCAAGTGAATTGATCACCATCCATCTGTGAGAATTGGCGTTTCCATTCCTCAACAGCATTGCTAACACGGCTAATCTCTTGACCAAGCGTATTTAAAGGCGCTTCGATTTCTTTGAGTGCCCGGCCAAATTTTGGAAGAAAATCAGAGGCCGCTAGTTGGCCTGACTCGACCAATTTAATTAACTCTTTTTGGCTGATGCCCATCGCTCGAGCAGCAGTATCAAATGCAATGGGCAATCGTTCCCCAAGCTGCCCACGCAGCTCTTCCATGCTGACCGTTCCCTTACTCGCCATTTGTGATAACGCGAGTAACGTTCCGCCACTTTCCTCTGCAGACAACCCAAACCGCGCCGAAGCCTGCATTACGCCTTCAAATAACGTCCGGGTATCTTGAGCGGAAATCCCTGCTGATTTTGTTGCTGCAGAAAATTTTCCGTAGGCTACAGATGATTCAGAGAACGAAATCCCCAGCTTATTGGCAACACCTGAAAGATAAATAATCTCTCCAGCTGCAGCCCCTGCTGATCCCGTTGAATACTCTAACGACGCGGCAAGTTTCTGGTTAGCGATCTGAGCTGCCGTAAGGCTGCTTACAATCTCTTTTGCAGCAATTGAAACCCCGCCAAATATGGCCGCGTTCATGGCTACCGATTGTAGCGACCTCAATTGTTCTGAAATCGAACGCACACCTTGGGCCGTCTTTGTAAATCCTCCCGACATTTGCTCAGATGCTGACTGCGTAGCATGGGCAGCTTCTTTTGCAGATACCCCGACTTCATTGATGTCACGAGCCACCTCTTTTACCTTGGTGGTAACATCGCCAGTGTTTGCCGTAATATTCAGTCGAAGGGTAGTGTCAGAGGACGCCATGATGACTTCTTTGCTTGTGTTGGTTGTTGCTGTAACGCTTTACATAGGGATTGGACGACTCGCTAACGTCACGGAAGAACTTGCCGACGACTTGGACAAAATCAGCAAGCATCTCTAGATTCCTTGGCTTCGTTCCATGCCAGAAGTGCTTCACCTTCCATGACCCGAATCGCTTCAAACACTTCTGCGCGGCTTTTTTTGCTGACACCTAGCAGGTTGAAGACTGGCTTGATTGCGGTGTAATCCAACCCTGTTAAACCGTTCATTCCAGATCGCCACTGCGTGGCCATCGCGTTAAACACTTCTAGAGGTAACCAGTTCTCTGGAAAGACCTCGATAACGACATCAAGGTCTTCATCCGTCAGACCAAAAGACTTCAGGCTTTCATCCTGTCCGCTTTCAGCCCATGCCCTAGCTACCTCCTTTAGTTTCCCTTGCGAGAATCAATCAGGTTTATCCGATATGCCTCAAATAACTCACCAGCGGACGCTGGGTAGTTGGCTAAAAGTTGTTGAAGTGCTTCAGCAGAAAATTCAGCATCAACACCATCCCAGCCAGCAATGATTTCTAACAGCGAATCATCGTCTTTGCGATCTTTCAGGCTCTCGTAGTAAGACTGCAGCTGCGACTTCGGCTTGTGGTTGAACGTGACACTAATTTCAACGCGTTTTTCCTTGCCAGGAACAGTCAGAAGTACCTTGGCCTTGAATTTAGGATCAGGAGTAAGTTTGAACATATCGCCCCCTTAGCTTGCGTAACGTGAAGAACTGGTCACGAAATTCAGCGCAATCGCCACGGTGATTACTTCGTTTTTTTGGATATTTGGCTCTTTGTTAAAAGACCAATACGCGTTATTCAGAACCTTGGCCCCATTGACCATCGTCAGCCGAATGGCGGTGATCGTTTTTGATGATGATGCTGCGTCAACTGTTGAGTACCAGGACAAACTAGGATCGTCTTGAACTTCAAGATTCATTGATCGCGCGCTGGTGATAGTCGGTATTTTTACTTCGCTTTCATCATCAATATCTGTGGCATCGGCAAATTGCTGATCGCCACCTGAATTCGTGATGTTCTTCAGCTGAGAAAGCGTGTCCCATGCCGTAATGCGGCGAATACTTCCCGTGCCTTCACCGGCAGGGAAGCGGTCTGTAGACACAGTATTGACACCCTCAAGCGTTACCGCATCGGCTGCAACCGTTTTAACGCGCACGACTCGGTTGTTTAGTCCTTTCCAACCGGATGAAATTTCAAGAATGTCGCCAACGACTACAGGATGGCCAGCAGTCAGTGTGGCCACAGCTTCTGCTGCATTAGTGATAGCCGACATTGCGACAGATGAGCTATAAGTTTTAGCAATAGCGACTTTGATACGGGTTGCGACTGTCTTAGACATTTTTCGCCTCTTTCTTGGTTGCAGGAACTGGAACAGGATCAGCAATCTGTTCAGCGTGGCCAGCGGCAATCAGTTGCGCGGCATCACGCTCTGAAACCTCAATAACTTGGCCTACTTTTAGATCGCTAGACTTAAAAGTGATCGCTTCTTTGAGCGTGACTTCCATGTCGACCTCTCTTGATTAATGGTTTGAAAAGAGAAGCGAAAACGCCCTCTGACACGGCCATTTTCCGTGTAGAGGGTTGGTGTTACTGAGGGGAAGGGATTCGGCAGTTTGCCGATTAGATGTCTGTTGTTCCTGTGCTATTCCAGCAAAAACTCTCTTCTTACTTTGTATTCGTCACCCCACCAGATCACGCCATCTTCAAAGCGAAGTATGCGGCCACTGGAGTACTCAATCGGGTATCCAGAATCAGCATCTGGAATCCAACCGACCAAGGCTTTAATCACCTTGGGGCGAATCACCGATAAGTCTAGTGTCGCCGCAGAACCTTTGGCATCCCGCTTGTTCGACAGTGCCAGCACAACCGAAAACGTCACTTCAAGTGCGATGCTGTCAAAGTCAGCATCCTCATCTGAGTTGGTTTCCCCGTTCAGAATGAGGAAAGCCGATGGGCTGGGTGTTGCTGTAGCCCGTAAGGCCGCATCCAGATCAGCTGAGTCACCGACTTTCTTAAGCCCGATATTGCTGGCCTTTAGCCTGGTGATAATTGGCGACAAGTCCATTACTTACGCCTAAATACCGTAGGCCGTGATGGTGCAGTGACCATCGCGCCATTAACGCTGACCTGGTTAGCGGCCAGAGCAGATGCACCTTCAAGCATCACTTCACCTTGGGCTATGGATTTCAGTAACCTGATCACATCGGTATAACGATTACGAACCTGTTCAGTCACACGATCATCGTGCAGGTAATAGCGGGCCACATCACAAGCTAAGCGTTGCAGGATCGGAGGCGTACTGGTTAATGGCAAGTTGTAACGCTTGGCCAAGTAGCCATTGATTTCATTCTCGGCATCTTCAATCGCACGCGTTAATACTGACTCATCAATTACCTCGCCATTAACGCGGTCAGTAAGCTGGGCCAGTTCCTCTTCACCATAACGGGTGACCATGTCGGCCTGAGTGGCGTAAGGCATTACTCAGCTTCCTTTTCCACAACAACGACTTCCAGCATGGGTTCTGCTGCAATCTGCACAAGCTGTTCATTACTGAATTCAGAAGCGAGAATCGTTGTCGGAGACTTTGACCATGCGCGCCCAGCTCGACGGAATCCCTCAACCTTAGATGTAACTGTAACAATCAGTGACTCTCGCTGGTCGTTGTTTTGTTCTTGGTCAGTTCCTACTTTAGCTGGTTCGGCGGTAACACACTTTGGCGGCTCCTTGGGCGCCCCGATCAGGGGCTCCTGTTCGCCCTGGCCATTGTTTTGTTCCTGGGCGATTACTGCAGCAGGTTTGGGGTCTGAAGCCTTTGGCTGTTCCTTGGGTGCGCCGATCAGGGATTCCTGATCGCCCTGGTCGTTGTTTGATTCTTGGCCGATTGGGGCAACGACTTTGGCGGCAGAACTCTTTGGCTTTTGTCTTGAACGTGGTGGCATGGCTGATCCTCGGTTATTGGCTAAACACTCAGTAAAACCCCCTCCGGGGAAGGGGTTGTGGCTGAATGCTTGGCTTAGGTTGTGCCTGTGCTGCCGTAGGCCAGTTGCCAGAAACCGTAACCACCAGCTGCACGGGCTTCTGCGCCGAATTTGTATTTCTTGCGGCTGAACACATCGTCCGCATTCATGTCGGTTTGCGACACAAACACAGGCGCTTTGCGTTCTTGGTAAATGAATGGCTTGATTGCCTTGGTGGTATCCAATAAGAACCACGCGGTGCGAGAAGTCAGGCGCTGATCAACTACAACGGTGTAAGCGTTCTTGAAAGGGTTCGGCTTGCCGTCTTCCAAACGGTCTGTAGTCATTATCGTGTTAGCCGTTGCCTTCAGCGCAGGGGGGACTAGCAGCACATTCGGCGTGATGTTCAGCGGACGGCCTTCTTCGTCCTTGAATTCCATCATTGTTACTTCGGCATCACCCAAGCTTCCTTGGGCCAAAGCTAATGTTGCACAGCTCAATGCCTTGGTTCCCTTATTGGAAACACTGGTATCGCCAACCTTGTGGTCCGTATCAAAGAAGTACTGACCGTCAAAACATTGCGTGGCAAAACCGTTGTTCACCAGCTCAGAGACGATTTCGTCAGGCAATTGCTTGGCAGATTCACCAGCCATCTGGGCTTGTGGGCCG